TATTTGCACCGGCCTGATTCATGACTACCTGCACATTGACGGTCTGAGAAGCAGCAAAGAGTAATTTCGGGCGATCGACATGGGCGATCTTCGAAGCGAAGAACGTTTCGATCCAGTCCGAATAACGAGAACCGCCAGCACCAAGGAGGTCTTTATACTCCTGAAGGCGAGAAGCGATAGCCAGCTGGGGAATAGTCGTAACACCCGTCATCGAAACGGCATCCGAATTGCCGTTGGGAAGCAGACGACTGAAACGGTCGGGATTCGAGGGAACAACGGCCATCGGAAACGCCAAACGAGTGCAGAAGTAAGGCGTAACGGAGGTGGTGGTAACCAGCGTACCGTCGAACTGCGAAGTCGGAACAGTCGTGAGAGTTTTAGTAGGAGTCGCGGCAACGGGGAAGCCATTAGAGTCAGCAGAACCACTACTGATGAACGAACTCTTGATGATCTGGAAATAGAGGTTCACACGGTTGTACGTGTTATTCGTAGACTGAACAGCCGACGGATAGAACTGGGTTTCATAGTAAGAATCCAAGAACTCGAGGTTAGCCCAGTTCTGATTGAAGTACGAACGAGTGGCAATGGAATCACCGCCGACAAACGAATACTGATCTCCATCGGAGTTGTAGTACACCGACCACGAAGCAGGCGTAGCGAACGAGTACACAGACCACTGCGAGTACGCATAGTAGTTGCGAACGATATCCCAGTACGCCAAAAGGGAATCGCAGTTGAACCAATCTGAACGAGAGGTGTCCGGACTCAAAGCAGTATCGGACATCTCCTGCATGGTAAGCGAAGAAGCATGAGGGGCCTGAACAGCTCGAAGCCAGAACAAGAGAGAGTTAGGAAGCGCACTACGAATAGACGCCGCAGAGCCAGCGCCATAATACGGCGCGATCGGGAACCAGTTGAGCGACAAGCTATTCATATCGAATTTACTGCTGTTCGTTCTCATTTCAGGATGATACAACTGCAGGGGTACCCAAAAACGGTGAAGCCGTACCGTGTACGGGTTGAACGACGGCACAGCGAGGGGGTTGGAACGTACATCAATACCCTGTTCGATAGTCACCCGGTCGCGGGCATTAATAAAATCGATACGAACAGGATACAAAATACCAGGAGTGCAAGTGAATGCCTTGGACTCCGGGACGTCGTAGCGAGAATAACCGTTGACGACATGAGAAATAAAAGGTTGTTTTCCCATAAACAAAAAAGATTATGTTAGATTAAGGCCATAATGGTCATGCCAGAACCGGACAACATCCCGATCCAGCCACACGGGGGCCTGAATGTCCGGGATATCGCCGGCAGAGGTGAACTCGCGGAACTTCTTCAGTTCCCACGAATACGTCTCTCGAGAGGATAGGGAGGAAGCGGGAAGCGCCATTTTAACACACAAATCAACGATGCGACGAACCAAAGGAGAGTTGCTGAAGCGTGCATAAGCGTCAGCAGAACGAATCGCGCGCTTCTGCTCGTCTTTCGGTTGCAAATATCGGTTATAGTAGCGAGGAATCGCATAGTTATACGTGACACCGCGGCCAAGATCGGTATAAGACCAAGTCGACACAGAAAAAGTAGGAGCAGGCCGACGGCCAAGATAATCACCAACGCCAGCAGATACGAATTTTCTCGTATAACGCTTATGTTGGAGGAGATGAGCCAATAATATAGGTTTTCCATCTATAGTAACAGTTTTATCGCCGAGTTCGGCTGAATTATAACCAATTTGCTTAACCACGTACTTGACACAGTATCGCGCACGCTTATGTGTAGCTTTTGAGAGCCACACAAATCCAAGATCAGAAACAGCCGACCGAATTTCATTGTACAGGACATCCGTTCCGAAAAGGAATCCGTGAAAATGCAAACGCGGTTCCGAACCTTGCTCGGGATGACAACCAAATTCTTGGAAAAAAACGTGTTTAAAGGAATGTCCGATTTTATGACGAACTCGTTCGTTCCATTTTCGAATGAATTTAGAAGGATCTCGAAGTGCGGACTCATAGTACTTTGGATTAATGGTTATAGTTATAAAAATGGCCTGCCGAGATTCAGCCTTACAACGAGCTAATTCTCGTTCTATACGGACGAACCAGTCATTCCGAAGACGTCGAAGACAGTCCTCACACTTACCACAAGGGACCATAAGCCATTGACGAGATACATCCCACGGACGAAGAGCTAAAGCTGACTTATGATCATCATCAACATTGAAACCGCGGCGAGGACGGCTCTTGTCGAAATATCGACGGTTGCGAATCCATATAGGGTGCTTGCAGGCCATAATTCAAAAAATCGTTTGCAATACGTCTATCTTATAATGCGGGTTATCCCGGCGCAAACGAACGGCATATTCCTGAGCATCGTTGTGCTCCAAAAACCACGCAAGGATAACCCTTTTTTGACCACGGTAGTAACCAACGGAGAACCGAAAGGGTTTGTCGGTCGCTACGCATGGTCTGCAAGGGCAGTAGAAAGGGTCCATTACAGAACCTTACCACCGACGGGACGAGTAACTACCCGCGTGCCGTTACCGCGACTTTTTTTCTTCTTTCGTGCCATGATCATTAATTTTAATTACGATAAAATTGGGATAGAATTCCAAGCCTGAAAAAGCAGGATTTACAACGAGAGAACGGATGAGAAAACCGAGGTTGTCCGAAGTAACAAAAGCCTTTCCGCCGAGAATCTCGTCAAATCGTACCAAATCGACAGCATGTTCAGCAAGTTGAGCAAGAACACCTTCAACGTCGGAATCAGGAAGAAACTGACCCTGTTTTTCATCAATATGGCCGGTCTGAATATCGAAGACCGGAACCTGCGGAGCAAGGATGCGAATCACAATCTGTTTCATAGCTTATCAAAATTTTTGGTTAAAAAGTCATTCCATTTAATATCAACGTTCATCCAATAGTCAAAACCCTGCCTTGTCTTATCAAATTTAAAAGCGGCAGAAACAAACATATCGGAAGGAACGAAAGTGAGGTAATCAAAGAGCGACATGCCCTTTGCGTGATGTGGAGAGCGCATAAAATTGTCCATGAAATACCGAAAGGCGCAACGCTCATGGAGGAATTTAATAAAGGTAATAGCCAAGCGGAAGCGTTTCATCAAAGATCGCATAATAAAAACGGTTTAATGTTGTACTGCAAAAATACAACACAAACCGTTTACAAACAAGATCAAAACCGGAACAAAATTGTCACTTTCGGGAACGAGAGCGCAAATCTTCGCGGCGGACATAGGTTCCACTGACATATTCACCATTCCGATCGTAGTTTTCGCGCATCTCTTCCATAAAGGAGGTCTGAGGTGCGGCGAGAGCTTTACCACCAGCGTAGGCGGTACCGACGGAAATAGCACCTTGGAGAGCAGTACGGGCAAGCGAGTAGCCAAAAGCATTCTTCTCAGAACGATTACGGAACCAATTGCCAGCCATCTCCTGATTACCAGTAGAGACGTCGAGACCGATCAGGTACTTGTGGATTTGCTCACCTGTCATCTTAACCGTCTTTCCGGTAGGCTTGCCTGATTCGGTGACCTGAGGAACAGCGATCTCCGTAGTCCAATTCAGGTTGAACCAGTTTTGAAGGTCCTGCAACTTAACACCGAGGATTTCCTTGTCGGCCTTGGCAAGATCACCGGAAGCGGAAGCCTCATACGCGCGGGCATAGTCCAACGCCAGCTGAGCGGCATAGACCTTGTCCATATACTCGACATTGTACTTGCGGAGATTCTCGTATTCCTCACGGTGCTTCGCATACTGGGCGACGAGGTCTTGGAACTTGTAGGTCGCGGAGAGATCAGCGTAGGAAGCATCAGCCTGATAAATATCGGCAAGAGCGCGATTCATATCAGCTACAGCATTGGCATTATTGACACCAGCGCGCTGAATGGAGACATTGAGGTCTGCAACGGACTTATAGTAATCAGGAGTCTGCATCTTCGCTCTGATATCGTCGGCTTCAGCACGATCGCGCTGGGCAGCGGCATCGTTGCGATCAACAGCAGAACGGGCCTGCATCATACCAATGGCAGAGCCAGCAGCGGTAGAACCAAGACCAGGGACAGGATTACTAAAGTCAAGAGAACCGGCCGAAGGACCAGAAGCACCACCAGCAGAAGCACCAGAAGCGCTCATTGTAGCGTTAACACCAACACCAGAGGAGCCAAGAACGCCAGCGGGAGTAACTCCGGCCTTAAGGTAGCGATCAAAGACCTTGGAGGGATCGTTATAAGCGTTTTCATAGTCGAATTGCTTCTGCCAATTCTGGTAATTCAACTCAGACTGTTTAGCAAGCTGTTCAAGCGCATATTGCTGCTGAAGAGCCATTTGCTTTTGTTGATACCTCCATTGCTTCTTCAAGGAAGGCTTAAACATGCCACCAACAGCATTACCGACGGCACCAGCACCAAGACCAATAAGGGCAGAGGTAGTAACGGGATCCATAGCTACGGACGTTTGAAGTCGCCTACCTGTTCGTAAGTAATAGTAGTGCGGGTCGTATCACCTGACTTGATGGAGGACGCGGACTGAACAACGTAATGACGTGTAGTGCATCCGCTAATAAAGAATGCTGCTAAAGCGGCAACAATGGCGGAAATAAGCGTCCAAAACTTTTTGGAAGTAATAATCTGCTTGAAAGTCATAATAAGCGAAATTTGGGGCAAATAAGAAACGATAAGAAAATGCGCGGACACTTGGGGATGCGTTGACGTTCGAAGAAGCTATGCAACAGGAGATTCACCAACTCTCTCCAGTTGTCCCGCGCACGTAGCATATATCGTCTAGTAAAGAGACAACTATTTTCTTTCAGAGATGCCGAGACGTCCACGGGACACCCGTGAACCCGGGGTATTTTACGAGAAGAATATGGCCACAGGGGCCACATTCTTCAACAGCGGCCGGACAGAGCAAGGTCATTTACCTCCGCCTGCGGCGTCGGTGGTTGCAGACTCCGTCTGCTTGCTCTCGGCCGACAACGTAGAGTCAATCAACTCCTGTCCAACTTCAAGGCCATCAAACTTATCCATTCGACTGAAAGAGTTGGGGTCGAAGTCAATATCGGGGTCAAACTTTTCACGCTTATCCCAATCCGACTGCTGGGCAGGGACATCGGGGCGGCCAGGGAGAACTTCAACAGAGCCAGAACCGTCCAAAACAGACCGAATACGTTCACCACGCGAAAGATACTCAGGACGATCTTCGATCAGATAAGAAACAGGCATAGATAAGAAATTTTAGCGGTTAGACAAACGTGTTGCGAAGGTTTTGTTAACGAGGTTCTTCTTCCTCACGGCGTACGACATATTTACAAAGAAGTTATCTTCGGTATTCGAAGCAAACGGGCTGTTCACCTGCTTCATGTCAACGAACAGAGCCGGGATATAACCCAGATTTTCCTGCCCTTGATAAGCGAAAATATCATTCGAACGCTGTTGAACCCAGTAAGAATACAACGGAAGCGAACTCGGGTAGGTAGTACCAGCGTAGACAGAAAGCTGACCGAGGACCTCGTCATACGAAGAGCGGAACTCATTAAAACAAGGCTCCGAAGCCATGGAACCAGTCTCTTCCGAAGAAAGCATATAGAACGGAACATCCTGATAGCCAATATCATTGTAAATCGGATTAAAATAATCCGCGCCCTGATAATTGAGATAATCAGGACGAACACCTGCCCAGTAATACACCGGACGAATCGACAACATGTCGATCAGGTAACCGGGCTCATCGAAGTAGTACGACTGCGAACGGCCAAGGCGCTCGTTGAAAGCAATAGAACCACCTTGCTGACCAAGAGGATTAGCGGCGATGTCACCAGTGGAAGCGTTAGGGTCGCCAAAATTATTTGCACCGGCCTGATTCATGACTACCTGCACATTGACGGTCTGAGAAGCAGCAAAGAGTAATTTCGGGCGATCGACATGGGCGATCTTCGAAGCGAAGAACGTTTCGATCCAGTCCGA